TGACCATCAGGATCATCCACGAACTTGATGTCATCAATGGCAGCTTCGTAAATGTCAGACCAGGAATCAGCCGCAGTTTCAAAACGGTCAAGGGCTTCAGTAATGATGTCAGCCTTTTGTTTTTTACTTTTTTCTTTCATCACCACTCACTTGCAAATTCTATGTTGGGACTTGATACATCGTCTTCAAAGCCTTGCGCAAACATCCTGAAAGCATCGCTCCCGTTGCTTGCCCAGTTATGAAGAGGCACTTTTCGGAACGTCTGGTAGCTGTCATCATATTGATACTGGTAGTTAGCTAGAGCGTCCAGCCCTTCAGCGCAGTTCTCTTTGTGGAACCAGCAACGCTTGAACACATCTCTGACCATCGCAATGCCGTCTTCAACACTACTAATCCGTGGCACAGTAGTTATAGGATCAACTCCCATGCCTTCTAGGATTTCTCTTCTGCTTCTGTTGTTTGAACCTAGCGTCTTAACCTCAACATCGTGAGGCAGGTAGTGCGTACCGTACAAGTAACCTTTGTCCTTCAGGACTTTGGCGTAATGATCCAGATCAACAAGACGGTGTTCGTAGTAGTCAATGAATCGACGCTCCTTCCCTACAGCTTGCATGAAGAATATTGCAGTGCTGTCCGACCGACCCAAATCCCAAAACGTGTGAACTGGTACAGACTCAACCGGCATCCAGCACACTCTGCCCTCTGCTCTAGCGTCCTTCAGTTGCTTCTGGTAGATCGAGCCGTCTGAGAACTGTTTAAGTTCACCTTCGTAAACGTGGTCATACTCTTCTGGATTCTGGTCTTTTAAGTTACGCATCTCTTCTGGCAAAGTTGTCTGGTCAAAGTATGGGTTGTCTCTGAACGACACCTTCTTCACCATCGCATTCTCTGGAGGATGCTCTACAAACCGCTGGTAAGCTGGGTCAGACTTTAGCTCTGGGTTGAAGCTAATCCATATTTCTGAATTGGGCTTTCTGATGCTTGGTATCAAGGTTCGCCAAGAGTTCTCACTGACGCGATTGCCCTCCTCGATCCAGCAATAATCAACGCCTTCAATGGACTTTACTGATTCTATATTCTGATGCAGCCCAGAAAATATGATCTGGGTGCCGTTGATGCCTCTGATTTCGTTGTTTGTCACCTCGTAGAAATGACTCAAACCTAATGCTTTGATCCTGCTGGCTAGAAGACTGTGAACAGAGTCTTTGATTGATCGTTGGATCTCTCTGGCGCAAAGGATGCGCTTTGGCTCGTTCCCTGCTCCCAGAAGTAATAACGCTGATGCAAACTGTACTGACTTCCCTGCGCCACGGCCCCCCCAGTAAACTTTGTATCGGTGCGGTTCAAACAGTTCTTTGAACGCAGTTGGAATACTAATCGTCGGGTTCGTCGCTGAATCTAATTTCATAGGCTGCTATGGCAATGGGATTGTCTTCGTCGCCGGTATGCTCAACGCTTTTTAGGCTAGGTAAATACTTATCGACTAACTTCAGACGGCTATCAATCGCTGCTCTGATGCGTTGCACTTGAGTGCTGTCGAGTTCTTCGTCCAGCTGCTCAAGTTTCTGAATGCTATCAACGACATGCTGAACATGACCCTGGCCGCTAAGTTGTTCTCTTAGCGAGTCTTGGCGTATCTTTTTGTTTTGCTGCGCTCGCGTCATTGCCATCTTCAAGTACCTTGATAGTCTCTACTGCCACCTGTAACTGACCGCCCAGAATCACGTTTTGATTGAGCGCGTCATTTCTTTGCTGCTCTAAGATATTAATGCGCCCTTTGAACTCTTCCAATTCGCTCATCAATAAAACCTTCGCTCGCCAGGGTTTGTGATCTGTACTTTTACAAACTGCGTGTCTTTTTTAGCGTTAGCGTAAGTGGCGACTACCTTGATCGCTCCATCACCAGAGGTTAATGAACTAGCATAGAACGAGGCCACGTTGCTGCTGACCGTAGGACTAGTAACAGTTAATCCATGAATTCCTTTGCTCTCAGCGGTTACAGCGGAGACTGACGTACTCTGATCGCTGGCAGCATTGCTAAAATCAACTTTGTATAGCATGTCAGTTTGAACCGACTGACTATAACTGCGGTTTTCTGAATTGTTGCGGTTTGGATTTACTAGGATTCGTCTGCTCATGCTGCCCTCATCTGTCTCGACCCGACCCCCACAGAACGGAGTAAGAGGAAATCACGGGGGGTCAGGTCTTGCATCTTTAGTATTGTCGGCCTTATTTTTACGCGCTACAAGTTTTTCTTCGTGCAATTAAATCAGCCATTTATCTACACTAAGTTTTGATAGGTAACATTCTTAGTCATCCAACAGCGCGACAACCATGTCGAAAGCTGCTGTCTTTAGCTCTCTTACCTTGGTAACACTTACACCAACGGCTTTGGCTGTTCGCTTGAGGCTTCCGGTTTGGTAGTAAGCTTTTAGGACTGCTGGGTATTGCGGCTTCACTCTGCCAATCTTGCTAACTATGCCGTCAATCAACAGCAAATCTGTATTGATGTAGGATTTCGGAGGGCTTCGCGTTTCTTTAGCTGTTACATACTGCTTCTTCCAGCTTGTCTTACCTCCAACCGCTAACGCATAGTTCCCGTCAAGAATTGAAGTCGGATACGGGTTGGAGCTTTCTTTGCTTAGTTCCCGCGCCCACAACTCAAGTAGCTGGTCAGCCCTTTCAAGTGTACTCAAGCGCAATCATCCTTTGCTGTAAGCGAGTTGCGCGGTTGGGGGTCTGCCCAGCCCAGCGGCTGTCCATCATTTCAACTCCAGCCTCCACCCACTCTCTTCGCTCTATTGCTGAGTTCATGTTCTTAAATTTTGACAACCCCCTTTGCCCTAATTGAAAGGCCATGTTAATCAGAATGTGTTGAAGGTCTTTCGGTAGCTCTTCCCAAGTGCTGTAGATATTCATGCAACCGCTAATGGCTTTTTGCACATCTTCTTGGAACAGCACATAACAACGATGCTCAGTTATGTACTGATCATCAGGGACTGTCTCCCAGTTAATGCCAAATATCTTTAGGTCTTTCTCTGGGTCAGTGTCTAGTATTTTGTGACCGATTCCGATTGTTGCGTGTAGCTCACTACAAAGATAAGCGTGAAGCACTTTGCCCTCATCGGCTGATATCTCTTCATAAAGTTCTTTAACGTCAACAGTCATTAATCAAATTACCTATCATCTCTGGAATTTGTGGAACTACTGCATTTCCTAATTGTTTAAGTCTGTCCACCCTGCCGGAAATCCCATTAGCCACTCGACCCACTGCGGGTTCAGAGAGCCAGTTGCTTGGTTCGCTACGTTGACCGCATCCGGCAGAGAGTTGGTTTCGTTGCGCCCTGCCTCTCTCAGCGTTTCTAACTTCCTGCCGCCTTTGTACATGCTGCGAGTCGGTGTGGGCCACATTCTCCCTTCTGCGACTTCCGTTTTTGCCACAACCTCTTCTAAAGTTAGCGTTGGCGATAATCCAGACTCTGTCCCTGCGGTGGAAGGCACCGACTGCACAAGCTGGAATAACAAACGTCTGGACGGCGTAGTCTTCACCTTCCAAGTCAGCCAGCACGTTGTCGATGCCCATTGAGATGTGTCCAGCAACATTTTCTGCAATGACCCAAGTTGGCCTGATCTCTTTGACAAGCCTGAAATACTCTTTCCAGAGAGCGCGGTCATCTGCCTCGCCTTGTCGCTTCCCGGCAGTGCTAAATGGCTGGCAGGGATAGCCCCCGCAAATAAGTCCAATGTCTGTGATTCCATCTTTGTCCAACTGCTCTTTGGTAAGTGTCCTTACATCCTCGTACTGCGGTACATCAGGCCAATGCTTTTTTAAAACTTGACGGCATTTTTTGTCGTACTCACAAAAGGCAACTGTTTCCATTCCCGCTCTTTGAAGGCCAAGGGAAAACCCTCCGATTCCGCTAAACAGATCAAGGACTCTCACTTACTGTGCTTGTGACTTGCGCCGTAGTAAAACGAAATTATGGAACTGACAAGGCCACCAAGATAACCAAGGACAAGATTAACAATGCCATCGTCATTTGAAGCAGGGTCTTGGAGCGTAACCAGTGCAATATATCCTCCAAAAAAAATGACGAGCGTGACTGCAATAATTTTTGGAGTCCAATCTCCTTTAAACGCCTCACGAGCGTTTTGAGCGTCTTGAGTTTCGAGTTCAAATACATCAATTTCTAGCTCCTTCATACGTTGCGAAAATGCCAACTCAGCTTTTTTTATCTCAGATAGCTGTTCTGGCGTTGCGGTACTCATTGCCGTGGTCAATGATCGTTCGTCTGGCTGACACCCTAAAACAGCCGCAATCGTTTGCGCTGCTGCGCCTCCTAACGGCCCCCCAAGTGCCTTCCCGATCTGTGGCGCAAACGCTCCAATCAAACCCTTGATCGCGTTAAATTTCATTTCTAACTCCAGTTCTCAAATTCTGTTGAACCTGTTTTTTGCATACGCCGGAACTCAGAGCGGTAATGCGCTGCAACTTCTTTTTTGTTCTTTTTGATGTAACGTCCAAGTGTGGTGTCGTTTGATAACTCTTGCAGGATTTGCAACAGCCCCTCCCCTTTTCTCTCAATCTGCCAATCACGATGCAGCATGGGGTTTCCCGTAAAGTGCATATGACATCCGTAACAGAGAGCGTCTGCGTTGTCAGAATGAACCCTTAAAGACCAAGACCCTCGGCCATGCCAGTGACTGCAATGCAACGCTTGCGTTCCTAGTTCGTACTGACCGCCGCACCTTTGGCATGTCCAGCCATCCCGCTGACGAATACATTTTGAAAATGCGCTATCGGCTGGCGTGACAACTACTCTTCCCATTACTCTGGCCTCCACGGGAGAAAGGCGCGACAAGGATAGATGGGACACGCCTCTACATTCAGAGGAGACACCTGGATAACACCACCTCTCTGTAAGAACTCTTCTGTCTGAATTTGAATCTCCCGCCTTTCCTTAGATTTTTCTGGTAGCCGCTTGTTGGGCTTCCAGCCAACCTTGTAAATCACTCCGCTTGTTTATCGCTAGGAGGTTTTATTGCTTTTCGCAAGCCAGCAAAGTTTATGTCTTTCATGCTCTAAGCAACTGAAGCGGTGTCATTTCAGGCATGTGAGTAGCTTCCCTGCCCTCACTGATTTGTTTTCGAGTTCTAAAAAACCCATCGTGCTGCAAGTGCTTTCGCATAAAGCGTCTTCCGTAAAACGCAGCGTAGTTGTTTCCAATTTTGAACTGACTTTCTCCGTCACCTCCTGAGTCTTTTTCCCACCTAATGCGCTCAAAAATTGCTTTGGAAGAATAGTTTTTGAATCCACGATTTATCATCTGAAACGTAAACTCTTCAAACATTTGAAAAACTTCTGGATGCTGTTTGTGATACGCCGTTACTTGTTCTCTCATTTCTTCAAGTCGATTCATGAGTATCCCTTTCTAAAATTAGTCCGTCTAAATCGGTTGCGGCCCAGGCTTCCATCCGTGTCAAAAGCTCAGACATGCTCACAAAATTTGCTGCTCTGTCGTTCTTCGTAAGTTCTAATTCACTTTTTTTGTAGTGACTTGATCCCATCGAAACGATGTCGGCTGGCAGCCCAGGAATGTTGTCTATCAGTTTGGTGTTCCCTAATTGCCGCAAAACTAATTGTTTGACCGTGTCTTTGCTGACCATTACTTTTCGTTCTTGCAAGTGATCGGCCACGACCTTGCACCAGGCGTGAAACATTGCGTTTTGATCAAGGCTTCTCAACTTAAAATCGCTTTCATGTTCTTCAAAGCCTGTAGTCCTACATTTCGGTTTTGCGGAGGCGGCAACGCCTCGCGCTCAAAGAACTTTGCTTTTTTGACGTTCATGTCTCGCAACAGTTTTTTGAACTCTCCCAGCGTTGGCGCAAAGGTTGGGTTGTGATCAACCAGAGCAAGCAGTGCTTTATCAACATGGTCTGATGACTCTTTGCTTAGATGCGCCAGCCACATCCTTTTCGTTTGGCTCTCGTCTTGATTCTTCCAAGCGTTCGTCGGGTACAAGACTTTGATCGTGGCAAAAATCTTGTTGATCATTTCCTTTTGTTCACCACTCCATGTTTGTCGCGAGTTCTGTTGCGGTTGGGCCATTATTTCTTTGACGGTTTCCATTTGGGTTTTCCTTTCGTGGTAGGTAGATGTCTTTCCAACTGTTGACTATTGCTGTCTCAACCAAGGCGTTAACGTCATGCCCCTCACGGTGAAACTTTTCAATTTTGTTAATCAGCGTTTTCAAAGCTCTTGGGCTGTTGATGGCTTTGACCTTTTTCCTGATTGTTAAAAACTCATCCCAAAGGTCATCCTCTATATACTTATTGGTTAATGATTGGTTCAGCACCTCAGCCTTTTGTTTATGTGGCTTTGCAAGAATTGGGTGACAGCCCCCCCTACCATTTGAGATAGGGGTGTCATTCTGGGTAGGGGTGTCAATTTGCAAGGGGTACTCGTTCACCCTGTAAATGTTGCTTCTTCCTTTTTTTTCCTCAACCGTGAGTAACTTCTGGGATACCAACTCTTTCAAAGCGCGACGAACGGATGCGGGAGAACACATGCAATGCTTTGCAATGTAATCAACGCTGGGCCAGCCGATGCCTGTCTCTCCAGAAACACAATCAGAGATAATAATTAGGACTAATTTTTGGGTGCTGTTACCTGTTTCAGCTTTGATGGCCCAAGCTGATGCTTCAAAACTCAAATGGACTTACCGCTTTGAATTTTCTGGGCTTCGTCTTCAAGCCAAAAATACAAATCGTCCACTCTGTCGCTGCACATTCGGCCACGGTCACCCACCTTCAAATGGTGAATCCACCGATAATCAACGCCACTTTCCTCGCTAATTTCTGGCATTTTTTTACCCAGCGAAGTCATAAAGTCAGGACAATTTAAAAGCCTTCGGCACAGTGACAATCGTTTTTCCCGTGGCCTTTCGAGTGAAACCATTTTTATTCTCAAGAGCATTAGTCGTTGTTTTATTATTCTACAGAACATGTTGCAGAAGACAAATTATTTAGGCAAGCATGTGGTTTAGAGGATATTTAGGGAAAGGTTTGACCCACAGGACATTTGCGTGTAGGTTTTATAGGCAGTAGTAGTAACACTGCTGCTTGATCAATAAATCGGAACTACGCATGACAATTTCAAACAAAATACTGAGAAGCAATTGTGTTTTACTTATGAACATTCAAGAAAAAACATTTGCTGATATTGACAGGGCGTATATTCGGGAAACCTGTTTGGTAAGCGGCAGACATTTAAGAACGATTGTCGGCGGGGACGGCAGAAATTGCACCCTGCAAACGCTTGATCATATGTCAGACCTTTTCGATGTCAGACCGCAGGATCTCATCAGTAACAATGCCAAAGACACCGTTAAATTTGAAAATTGGGTTGACCCAGAGCTAGAAAGTTTGATATCACTGTATTCCACTTCAGGAAAAGAAGGTAAAGAACTCATCCTAAACACCGCAAAAATGGTTCCAAAAACGAAAAAATTTCCTGTATAACCACCTCAATGGGCGTCGTAATGTATTACCCAGAAAAACAGAAAGACCCAATTCTCGAATACCTTGATGATCTTCCACTTTTTTATGACGCAACAATCGCGGCACTGCGCGGAACTTCAGATCCAATTCCGTTATTGCAGTCAATGTCTCAAAGATTCGTAAAAATAAGCCATTCTAGGGGTCATGGAGCCTGGGCCGTGGCAAGCGGCATCATCAACCAAGTTATTAAAATGCGTAAAGCAGGAGACAACGATGAGGCTATACGTGTTATGCAGAACCTTAGATCGAGATGTTTGGATTTCGCAAACGTAACTGAGATTTCTAAGGTTGGAGAAATTTTTAAGAAAAATAGTGACAGTCGCATTTACTCAACTCTCAGCACTTGCCTCAAAAGTATTCCGATAATCAAACGCGGTCTTTCTGATGGGGATATGCAATTGCTTCAAAGCGTTATTCACGATGTTGAGCATTTTGTTAGCGATATCATTTGTCTCGCAAAGGATATGATTGAGCCACTATTGTTTTTCACAAAGCTTGAAAGAGCGTTTAAAAAGGTAAGATCCTTGCTCCTGGCTAACGATCAAACCAACGCCAAGACTATGCTTTTCGAGATCCAGCACTCGCTCACTGGGTATAAACAAAATCCGTTGAAAGTGTCTGGCGTAAGCGGTCAAAGCATCCTTGTTCCGCGCATTCTGGCAGCCTAAACCTTTTTTTTGACCTTAAAATGCTCCTGAAAGCATGTCGTAAAATTTAGTTGCTGCAAATATCTGTATTTTTCTTGACTTGATATGTTCTGTGGAGCATTATTTCTCTTAGATGCTCTTTTTTGTTTATACATGATCTTTAGGGCATATATGCTAAAACATCAACCACGAAAGGACAAACTATGCCAAATTTACAGATTGATGAATCTCGATTAGTCCAAGAACCAGACCCTTTTTACCCCCCCGCTTCTCAAAAACATCAGGAAGCGTTCAAGACGTTTTTCACCGCTAACGCTGTCGATTGGGACGAGTTTTTCCAACCGGAAGACTTCAACATCAACCCAGACTGCGTTGACCTTAACCAACATCACATGCACCTGGGTCTAAAGCTGACGCTTATGTTTCGTGATCACTTTGAAGACGTTCACGGCGATTGGGAAGAAGCGTGAGTGACATCTGCGACATCTGCGACGAAGTAATCCTGTGCCGAGAAATTGACATCAATGACACTGAAGATATCTGCTTTGAATGCTCAGAAAACAGAGCTGAATTTGAAGCATTACAGAATTTCAGAAGGAGCCAATAGATGTACCTTTACAAAAAAATTCGATACCTAAATCGATTAGCACTCATCACTGCAATCCGCAACGAGAGGCAACAATAATGAAAATGTCTGAAAGCATTAACGAAATAGCCACGGCTTTGGCTGCGGCGCAAGCAGAAATTCAGAACCCTTCTAAGAGTGCTGAGAACCCCTTCTTTAAATCGCGGTACGCTGATTTAGCAGAAGTTTTAAGCGTTGTACGGCCAGCTTTTACAAAACAGCAACTAAGCATTGTGCAGATGCCGTTCACCAGCGAGAGCGGTCAAATCGGTGTCACAACGATGATTTCTCACGCAAGTGGGCAGTGGATGCAGGGAGAAGTAGACCTACCCCTTCAGGTTAACAAAAACGTCAACCAAGACGCTGGTAGTGCAATCACGTACCTCAGACGCTACGCGCTGGCAGCCGCTTGCGGAGTAGCTCAAGAAGACACAGACGGCAATCTGGGCAAATCTAAAGGCGAAAACACTGGTGAAGTTGTAAACCTAAAGACCATCACGAATAAACAATCTGATGAGATTGAAGCACTTATTGAGGAAACGGGTACAGACAGAGTTGGATTTCTGAACTACGCCGGAGCCGACTCAATTAAGAAAATAGCAGCAAGCAAATATTCTGACGTTCACAGCCTGTTGTTGAAAAAGAAGGAGCAATCCGCATGAGCGAATTATTACTGAACGACATAAAGCCAGGCTCACTTGAATGGCACGAACACCGCGCCAAGTACCGCAACGCCAGTGAGGCGTCCATCATCATGGGCTGCGCTCCCAAATATTGGAAGACCAGCAAGAGAATTTTATGGGAACAGAAACAAGGTCTGCGCGGGTCTGTCGTAGACAGCGACAACCCAGCGATTAAGCATGGCAACAATCTGGAGGCTGCTGCGCGGGACTGCTTTAATAAAAACTTTGGGGCAAACACGATTCCCGTTGTCGGTGTGCGGGATGAATACAGCGCATCGCTGGATGGTTTTGGAACAGATAGCGAAGGCAGACGCATTAAGGTTGAGATTAAGTGTCCCTGGAGAGGCACTGACTCTGAGGTCTGGAAGCTCGCCTCTCAGGGCGAGATAGCTAAATACTATCATTGGCAGATGGTTCATCAGTCTTATTGTGTAGACACAGAGCAGTCGTTTTTCTTTGTCTACATCAGCGATGATCAATTCATTGTCATCCCGCACGTTAGCTCAGAAGAAGACACAGCCGCCCTGCTCGCTGCTTGGGAGGAATTTAACGCCTCAGAGCCAGAGCCTGATTTTATTAAGCTAGAAGACGAGCAAATGAGAGCCTGGGTAACTGACCATCAGAACTTACTACAGCAAAAAGCTCTCCTTGACACCAAGATTGACCAAATTTCTAACTCATTGAAAGATCGGGCTGGCGATAAAAACGTCATTAGCTTTGGGTGCAAAATTCAAACTATTAGCAGGAAAGGCTCCGTAGATTACAAAAAGATCAACACCCTTAAAAATGTTGATCTTGAGCAATACCGAAAACCCGCATCAACTTATCAAAAAATCTCATACGAAAAGGAAGCATAGGAATGGCAGCAATTATTATCGCCACGGGCAACGTGGGGAGACTAGAAACGCGAGAATTGCCTGACGGCAGAAAAGTAACCAATTTCTCAATTGCTTCAAATGAAAAGTATAAAGGCGAGGAAACAACCACCTGGGTGAATTGCGTTGCCTTCAGTGCCTTGGCAGAAATGTTAGAGAAACATCTCTCTCAAGGACAAAAAGTATTTATAGAAGGCGCAATGAAAAACAGGAGTTGGGAAAAAGATGGAGTAACCCATTATAGGACAGAGTGCGCAGTCAACAAGTTTGAGTTCCTGTCTCCCAAAAACGAGTCACAACCTCAGAAAGACGATTTTGAAGATGATGAGGTTCCCTTTTGACTCTCGATACACGAAAGAAAAAAAGTGAATGCACTCCTGGAGAATGGGAAATGGTGTCTGCTGCGCGGCGTGAAAGCCAGTATACGAGCCATCGACATCTTGGAGATGAGGCTAACGTGTGGCTTAAAAAGCCTTGGGGAAGAGTTAGAAAACGCCCTGCGGTAAATGATGAATTTAACTACAAAGGAAAATAGATGAGTGAATTTGACGATTTAGACGAAGGTTTGGAGTACGAGGAGTTTGGGGCGTATTGCTTTAAGCCAGTTGCAATGTTTGTTGCTGATTTTGAAAGTGGTGAATGCGACATGTTGTGGAGTTATGACGTTGATCAAATGGATTCGTTGCTGGCGGTGGATATTTTGAAAGATGCAATTGGGATGCTTGAGCGAAAATACAAAAAAGCGTATGAAAGGTTGGACACACATCCTGTGATTGCAGCGGCCTTGAATATTCCTCCTCCCAAGGATAACGAAAAATGATTGTTACGGAAAAGAAGTTGATTGAAATGATCGGTTACACATCAAGCCAAATTCGTGGACGTAGACTTTTGCATTGGGAAAATGGTATTCACTACTTTACAGAACCGGCTGGCGCAACACTTTATGACAAAGCGAGGATAGAACAATGGATGGTGTCTACGAAGACAGAGGAAAATGCAGGATCAGATGGTACGAAGATGGGCGCAGGAAATCGCTTACACTCGATATCCCGTATGGAAAAACTGGTGTAAATCGAGCTTGGAAGATACGCGAACAACACATAAAAGCGCACAAACGTGGTGAAGACAGACAAACAGGCAAAGCCCCTACTTTCGGAGAATTGGCTAAAACAAGGCTTCAATCTGGAAAATTCTCACCTGAAACACGGCGCACAACAAAAAGCTATTTGAACAACTATTGGTTACCGCTGTTTTCCGTTCCGGTTGACGCTATCCAATACGCAGACATGCTTGACTTGTTCTCTGGTTTAAAGAAAGCACCTAAGACCATTAAGCACATTCTTACCGCTGGCTCTGGGGTGTTTAACCTTGCGATCAAATCAAACTGGAGAACGGACAACCCTGCCAACCTTTACAGTAAAGAAATCAAATTAGCCAAAAGAAAGATTGATCCTTTCACAATTGAGGAAAGAGATTTAATTCTTGATTCTCTTGAGCCAAACCATCACCTCTTTTATGCCATACGATTCTATTGCGGTTTAAGGCCAAGCGAGTTGATCGCATTGACTTGGGCAGATTATAAAATCGTTACGATTAAGCTAGAAGATGGTTCAAAGGAAAAACGGTATCAACTGGAAATCAGCAAAGGCAGGGTCAGGGGAAACGATTCTGACACCACTAAAACTTTGGTTGATCGTACAGTCCCCGTTCATCCTTTTGTCCAGAATTTACTAGCAAAGACCCCTCGTCAACTGCACGATAAGCACATTGTGACCACTCAGCATGGCAAAGGATTTAGGTCAGCCACACGGCTATCTGATGCCTTTGTGAGAGCTATGAAGCGTCAGGATATAAGATATAGAAACCCATACAACTGTCGCCACACATGCGCTGTAATGATGCTTGTCGCAGGAATGAAGCCAGGATACTGCGCTACAGTTTTGGGGCATAGCTTAGAGATGTTTTTCAGAATATATGCTGATTGGATTGACCCAGATGAGTCTGAACGTCAACGGTATATATGGGCAAACATTAAATGATGATGCGCGGCCCATTTGCGGCCCATTTGTCTCATTATTATGTGTCTTTGTGTACTGTTGATAGCGTTCGCTAACCTCGTAAGCCACGTTTCACGTGGAACCTATATACACTATCTTACATATACATGAGGCGTGGTGGGTTCGACTCCTACCTCTTCCGCCAATAAACCCGTTGTAAAACAAGGGCTTATGGGTTATCAGCAAAAGGCGCGGCCCGCTTGCGGCCTATTACCTATCTTTCAACAGGTAATGGGTAACGCTTTTAATCTTTAGCCGCTGCTTGTGTTGCCGGAACAATGCCTAACCTTACATTTTCTTTATTTATCAATTTTCCAAATATTCCGTTATATTTATCTCCTAGCTGTTTGCGAATAGTAGGCTTAGAAAAAATATCAATAATTTGTTCTGCGGTTAAGCCAGAATCAAACAAACTGTCAGCTAATTGGTCAACTAACTCTGGAGAAGATTTGCCTTTTGATAACGCTTTTGCAACTTGAGGTATTAAAAACGATGGATCGCCCATTCCCAGCGAAAACAAAAGATCAGGAGATATTTGATCCTCAAGCCTATCTACGGCCTGTAATCGTTCCGCAGTGTTTGGCCCGCCTAAAATAGCTCCTTTCGTTTTGAAAAACTCTGTCTCAGCACCAAGACCTTTTAAAAATGGATCAACTTTGTCAGATGGCATAATTTCATTAAGTCTTTTCCGCATGGTTTCGCTACCAATAAGCCTTTTAACAACATCAGTATTATCGCCCTGGCCTTCAATAAAGTTTTCTAATGATCTAACAGCCCCCATGCGAAAAGAGTCCATTTCTGCATCAGTTAAATCTTCCAACGACATACGCAAAAGGTCTGGGTCTTTTTTCAAAAAAGTTAGTCCATCTTCCATTGCGTTTATAACTGAAGAACTATCAGTGAAAGACTTTAAGGCTATTCCGTAATCTTGATTTTGAGCAGCTATAGAATCAAGCAATTCTTGTTTTTTAATTTGCAAAAATCTTACAGTTGGTTTGTCTCCTTTGGTTTTTGCTACACCCATTCTTCCGTCAATGCCTTGCTTTAAATAATCAAGCACTCGCAAGTTATTTTCTTCTTCACTGTAATCTTGTGTTTTTCTAAGGCTTTCAAATCTTGATTTAGCTTGATTGTAAATAGTTGCCATTTCTGGGTCTTCTACAAAGTCATCTAAATCGGGAGTCATTTTGACTCCTTTTCCCATTGCCGTAGTATAAAGTGGCGCAGCAAGTTCTGATCTTCTAGTAACAGCGTCATTAAAATTGTCGTAAAAAGACTCAGCGTTGCCATCAAAGTTCTTTTTGATTAAGGTTTTTACTCTAGCTCTTTGACCCGCTTGTCTGTCGTTAACCATTGCTTTAGCGCGGCCTTTTGCAGAGTCTCCTACGTCCATAGTTGCTCTTGCTTGCGTCCTAAATGACTCGCCAAGGTCAGTCAGCGTTGCTTGATTTGGCCCAGGCGTTGCATCATTAAGGTCAGCAAGACGTTGCACCGCTTGATCTGGCGTTAATCCTTCGTCTTGTAGTGACTGACGCAGAACCCTGTCGGCTTGCTGTCTTGGTGTATCAGCTAGTTTTCTTGAAGCGTAACTACCAACACCACTAATCAAATCGCCAAGAATATTAACCGCGCCAGCACCAACAGGCGCTAACACTCCTCCAATAGCCGCGCCTTGGGCTGCATCGCTAAGAATCTCATCGGGGTTTGCTGTTCCTGCTCCATACACGCCGCCTTCTACCGCGCCAATACCACCTAATCTAGCAACCTTTCCTGCTTTGGATAATTGATCAAAGCCTTTCAGCACACCAAGTCTGCCCGCTCCAGCAACGCCTGTTGCTAAAGAACCAATAACTTCCGCAGCCAACGCAGTGTCTGGGTAGTCTTCTGTAAAAGCCTCGCGCTGATCTTCAAGCTGATCGTACCGTTTTCGATAATTTTCGGAATAGGGAGTTCCTTCACTTATAGTATTGATTCCGGCTGTTAAGCCACTTTCAATTTCATCTGCAAAACCAAAAGTTAAACCTTGACCAGCGGCTCTTAAACCTTCAGCAACCCCGCTATAATCAACCTCTGGCTCTACGTTAATTTTTGCCAACTCTTTTTTTAAAAGATCGGCAGCTTCAGCTTGAGTAGGAGCGCGGTTTGCTGTGACTTTAAATTGTTTTTTACTAACCGGATCAGTCAACATATACGCTTGCATTTACTACTCCTCTACCTCAACAATTTCAATGTTTCCAATTACCAATTCGTCAGAGTCAGTTTCAGGTGTTTCAGGTGTATCTGTTGAATCTATAACGCCAGAAGCACTTCCCATTTGCGTGGTCAAAATTCCTCGTTGCTTTGCTTTCTCTGCAATAAGTTCTGGAGTGTCACCGTATTGCGGGAAGAATGTAGCGTACTCGTCCCTCATTTCGTCTACACCAATAGCTGCGCCAGATTCATCTCTTAATTTAGCGCGAACCCAAGCATCTGCTGCCTGAAGATACATTTTTTCTTCATTATCGCCCGTTGCTCTCCAGTTGCGAGCCATAGCACCTGACGCTCCAGAAATTTTCTCAATAAACGCAGGGTCTAGTTCATATTTAGCTAAAGTTGGCATTGCCAAGGTCATTTGTGAAAACGCTCTTTCTTTTTTCATTATGCCTTCGGTTTTCTTTTTTGGCCCTTTAGCCAGTGTTGTCATTGCTTTGTTGTGCAATTTTAAAAAGTCTTCGTCAGACAAAGTTCCAGACATATATCGTGTTGCTTCATTTTCACTTAATAAAAGAGCCGCGCTGTAATCCACATCAGGTCTTTTAATTACTTTTTTATTAGCAGCGGCTCTTGCAGCTATTCTTTCAGCGGAGGTTGCCCTTCTAGTTCCCGCCCGACCGTCAACGCTTACACCCTCTTGCAGATAATCTTGTATTTTTTGCTCAGTCGCATTTAATGGTTTTTCAGTAGCTCCAAATCTATTTGTTGTTGTTATGTTTTCGGGATTTGTTTGACTGCTAGGCTGTCTATTAGCTCTTATCTCTTTTGATTTTTCTATTAGCTCTTGCGAACTCATTCCAGCGTAAGGGTTATTTTTATTTTCTGTTGTTGGGTTTTGAGCTGAAGCAGCCGGAATTCCAGAAGTATCATTTATAGTTCGTCCAATCTGTTCACCAGTGTTAGGGTCAAGAAACCTTACCGCAGGGTTTCCTGCGGCATCAGTAACAGTCTCTTGAAGTAATATACTGCCATCACCCATTTCAACTCTGCTCAATGCAGTTTTACTTTTTGGCCCAAGTCCACTCATATCAAAGTAATCTTCTTTTGCAGGCACAAATGGCGGCGTTCC